ATTTCCAACGCAGCACGTCGCAATTAGCGACAAAGCGCGCCCACATGAACACAATGTTTATTATTATACAATCTGATCCTGAGTTAACTGCGTCATTATGGACTATAAATTATACTCGGTCGTCTCCTCAGAGGACAAAAGAATCAGTGCGTTAGCCTCGGATGAGGCCGAGAGGGTAGCTAGAGTTTATTTCAAACATGAACCACTTACCTGCCCTTTCCGCCTCACCGACGCGCAGTACGCAACTATACAGGCTGCATTTCCAACGCAGCACGTCGCAATTAGCGACAAAGCGCGCCCACATGAACACCCTGTGGCCGCCTTTTACACCCGTTATGCTTATGACAGGTGTAAGCAGATGCTCCGCAACATTTCACCAGCGGACATCACCGAGATCGGTACTGGCTTCCATCAACATGTAGCTTCGCACAATTGCATCCTTATGGATAGCAATCGCGATCGCTACCGTTATGCCCATACAGCTCTCAATCAAGGCCTCAAGAAACGTACGCTCGAATCTGACCAGCTTCTCGACGAGTGTTACGGTCGTAGAGGCCTTAATTGCAAGGTCGGCGCCCAAAACTGCCAACACCCAGCAAGACACGCGTTTGCCGTCCATTCGCTTTATGATTTTCCTTTTCAGGATATCTACAAACTATTTGCGAATAAGGGCCTACAACGTTTGATTTCTTGTATGTATCTGCCGCCTGGCCTCGCACATCGCCAACTTTGTCACACTAGTTTTGGCGAGCAGTTCTACAAATTTAAGGTCAAGGACGATGTCGCCGTTTTCGAGCTCGGCGACTTTAGTATGCCGTACACCCATTCCTATCAGAATTGGAAGAAATACCTTACGGTTACCACCATCTTCGGCAACGACTTCAACATCGTGGTCGACGTCGAGGAGCAGCACGGCTCATTCTTTATCCTTAAATTCATACGAATTGGCGGCGGCGCTCGCGACGTCATCACACGGTCGTTACCTTATGGTGACGTCTTTCATAAGCTCAACGTCATCCCTGAGCTCCTTGATGATAGCTTCCGCTCCCGTTTCACTCGACCAACGAAGTTTTTGGTTGCCCACAGCGATTTCGTCCAGAAAGTCGCCTCTTACATTTTACGTATGAATCGCGAATCTTTAAAGACCGAGAATATCATGGCTTACGCCACCGGTCTCGTCGCTCGAATCACGTATAATGGTAAGGTGTTGCACGAAGGCATTGATGTCTCTTTCGAAGACATGGTACAAATTGTCTTCTCCATCATGTGCATTGTGGCCGCCACCAAATTTCGTGTCACTCAGGCGTTAGGCATACGTTATGAACAAATTGGCGCTCCCGAGAGCGCCTTAAAGCAGCGTTATCGCTCTTTCCGCGAGTTCGTTACCGAGAAATGGAATGCTTTCTGTGACCATTTCTCCATTTCTCGTTTGGAACTTGACACCAATCATACTAGCTATCTTACGAATATGCGTATTGTGTCCGTCCCCGACTTGGTTGCTCAGAACTCGATCACTTGCCATTATGCCACTTCACCGAATATGTACTATCCCGACTATTCCATCTACCAGTTGCCATCATTCACCGTCGAACAGCCAACCGCATTTACCACTCAGCCCAACCTTCCGAGTGAGTGGAGTCTCCCCTGTAATTTCATACAGCATTATGACCCACCTCCAAATGGCCTTTGTGCGGTGACGGCGCTTCAATTTGCCGTTGGTAAACCATTCGAAGAGGTCTTAGCCGCTTTTAGGCGCCGCGACAATTTGGCTCTGCTTAGCGAACAGTACGGGATTTACATAAACGCCGCCAATCTAAGCGACTTAGCTAGGGAAGACTATTTCGACGCTGCCGACATAATCGCCGCAGCCGCCCACTTGGGTCACCCTGTTCGCATCCATCACGAGCATGAAGACCTCGTCGGCCCTCTGATCATGAAAGGTGCTGTCGACACCATCTATCTTCGTGGCGGCCATTTTGTCACCGGCAAGTGCGAGTGTGTGTCTGGTCCCTCGACCCACCAACTTCCCAATTTTGAGCTTAAAGATAAGGCCGGACCACCATCTTATAAAGTCGCCATACAGCAGGTTCTTGGAGTTGATTATGACAGTGTGATTAAATCTTTTCAACCAGCTTTCAATTTACCAAGCACATCTACCGCCGAGTCTGTTCCTCCAGCGCCTGCATCTGTTGTTGCCACAGTCTCGTCTTCACCACCACCACCGGCTAAGGTCAGAGTCAATCGCATCACTTCCTTCTTACAACGTACGACCGATAATCTTAGGATCGCCGCTACCCGCGCCGCCCACCCAGCGCCTGATCCTACTCCTATTAACGGTGATGTCGACCACCACCCGCTCATCGGCGGCGGTCTCTGTTGTAATATTCCACCCTCCGCGTTTGTCGATTTACGACCACCTGCAGCTGATTTGGATCTCTTTAACAGGCTGAAAGCTATTGAGCCACACCAACATGACTACCTTGATAAAATTCATGAGGCAGTCGGCAATGAGTTCAAATTTCTTTTCGAGGTTAGTGCTGCACCGTACGGTTTCATACGATCCACTTTCGTTAAACGTTGTAGCGGTTTCACCACTTACGTTGGCCCTGGCGCGCTTATTACCAACAAACCACCGTTTAAGGATTATGGCGATTTTGAGGACCTAGCGGAACATCCTAGTTTCCCAGACAAATCCGGTCAGATTGTTCTGATTGATATCGGTCCTGACGACCAATTCGAAAAATCGCGTCAATCTATTGCCGCCATCGTCCATTCTCACCCTCTTAGCTCCTTTTGTATTAAGGTTTTCTTTTATGCTAATGGTGATTCTCTGGACAATAGCGAGTTTGTTTCGTCCCTATGCGCCACACGTTCAGGTTTTCTTTTAAAACCACGACAATCCCGCCTGTCGAGTAGCGAAGCCTATCTTCGCCTTTCACCGGCTCTTCCCGGTAAACAGGTTTCTCACACAGATTGTCGCCAGTTTGTCTGTGGCGTCGTCAATCCGACCATTACCCATGACGTCCATCAGAAATCCGTTTCACCAGTCGGCATTGAGTTGCTCTCCTGTCCTACTATGGTTACTACTGGCGTCTCCGACATACCGAGCGTTCCATATAGACTTGAGGTTAGTGCTTTGAACATCCAGCACTTTAAGCGTTGCTACCCGAACGACGACAACAACCCGACCGGCTCTGCCGCCATCATTCAACGGATTCCCGAGGCGGCCGTCACGATTACTGTCAACATGATTACTGGCCCTGCTGGCTGCGGAAAGACCACCGCAATCCGTAAACATTCATCCAGGTTCCCTGGTCGCGTCGCATATGTAGCGCCTCAGAAGCTCGTTAAGCAAGCCTTCGAGAAGGATATGCCATCCAACATGCGCGCCTTCACTCATGTTTCCTTTTTAATGGAGCTTTCCAAGCCAGGTAGCGCACATAAGTTTGACGCCGTTTTCGTCGACGAGGCATTCCAACTCCCCGTTGGCTATTATGGCGCGGTGCGCTTCTCTACTAGCGCCCCACAATTCTTGCTCGGCGACCCCATGCAAATTGGCGCGACTGATTTCAACGACCTTCCTATTCTGGATAAAGACGACATTTTGTCCAATCGTTACGATGACTGGTCAGTTAACACCACCTATCGATACGGTCCCAATATCGCCGATTATCTTTCTAAGATAATCAAGCGTAAGATCGTCTCCCTTCGTACCATTGACAATCCAGTCCGCGTTTTGTCAGGTCGCATCCGTGAGGTTGCTCAGCGCTTTCCGAATCATAAGCGCATAACCTTCTCTCGCGAAGGCAAAGCCGCGATAGACGGCAACACTATCCATGAGGTTACTGGATCCACTTTCCGCGACGGCGTTTTATACGTCGCCGATTCGGACATGAAGGCTGGTCTGATTCATAACGCCCAGCATCATTATGTTGGTGTTTCACGTTTCACTAATGAGCTAGTCGTCTACCTTGAGAACCCTGATCAATCTCAAGAATTTCGTATACTTGGCTCCGCGACGGACATGTCATTGGTCCAGGCTGGTATCCATGTCTCTGACGACGTTACACCAGTCGTCATCCATCCTAATCACACCAATCTCGCGGAAGCACTTGCCCCTTCTGGACCAGCGCCCGACACCAGCGTCATTGAGTCCATCTTGCGACGTGGCATCAAGTCAGCCAATCATGAAAACATCATTGGCGTGGTTAGTAATGAGTTGCCTGCCTACGACAAAACTAACGGTGGTGGAACAGTTCGTTTCAACTTGAAGAACCTTAAACCACCCACCATCGTCAAAGGTAAGCGCTTGGGCGTTCACAATTTCTGCCGCTCCTATCGCCCTAGTGACACCAAGCAAGTGCTCGACACCATGTTCGGCCGCTATACCAAAGATCTATATAAGAACCGTCGCGATACCATTTTGTACGGCCAGCAGATTGCCGCCGGTTTTCTCAAGTACACTAAGTTTTCTACAACCAGGGCCCTGTATGATTATTGGCGCCAAGGCGCTACCCCTGAGGTTCTTAAAAGACACGCCCTTGACTACATATGTAGCGTGCAGAAGAAAATCGGCGGCGCCGATGCGGCTTCTCAAAAAGCCCTTAAAGACCTCGAGACCGATGTTAACAGTCTCGGCGGGCGCTTTAACGTCGATTTCTTCATGAAGAATCAACCTAAGGTTGGTTCTGGCCATTCTTTCGATGAGACCCAGAAATTTGGTCAAGGCATTTCCTCCTACCCTAAGCTTTATAACCTCTTTATCGGCTCTTACTTCCGTTACATTAATGAGTCCTTGCACGACGTTCTACTCCCGTGCGTACAGTTCGCTTCCGGTGCATGTGATCGCGAGATCGGAAATTTCTTCAATGACTACCGTAAGGAACTAGGCGACCGTAAACTAAAGAAGCTCTCCTGCGACATCTCCGAGTTTGACACCACACATGCTGAGTACACCGTCATAGACACGCTCCATATTCTCGACGCGCTTGGTATGCCACATAACGTGCAGGAGGTTTATCTACGAAATGCTGCCAGTTGGACCATGACGCATCGCGATGACTTCGGACCCAATCAGGTCTTTAATTGTTTTTACATGATGTCCGGCCGCGCCGATACCCTCACTACTAATACCCGCACCATTATCGGGTTGACCGGGATGTGTTTTGACATCTCCGGCCTAGTGTGCGCTTCATTCAAAGGCGACGACAGCCTAAACATCGCACGGTCCATGTCTCTTGTCAAAGGGAAGAAGCAATCGTTAGCTGAGGATTTGAAGGTGAAAATTAAGATTGAGGATCTTGATATCCCGGAATATATCGCCATGATTTTTACACCCCACGGCCCATTTCCGGATGTGCTCCGCCGCTCGTTGAAGGTGCTCAGCAACGTCTATGTTGATGATGCGGAGTGGAAGGTGGCCAGGAAAAATATGAAGGACGCTCTCGACATTATCAATAACAATGAAGATTACAACGGCGCTCTTTTATATGCTAGTGAGCATTATAAATCGCGAGGTTTTGATTTTTCTACCGGTGATTTAGAACTCATGTACCGTTTTCTCTTCAATCTTACTAGCGTCGAAGTTAACCCAGGCTCTCCAGGTGAGTATTATATTTTCCATCAATGATCTTTAACCCCAGGGTTTTGTTAATGTGTTTTATGTCTTTTTACTTCAACGATTTACCTGCCCCACCCCTTAACACCTGTACACCCTTCGAGCGCGATTACTTCTACGGAGGCCGCAATTTCTATCGTCCGAGATGCCACTCCCGTCTACGAACCCCATCGAAAATGACCTCTTCAGTAGGCTCCAGAACGTCGACACTGACGTCCAGAACATGGCCGACCCAGCCATTGACCCTCTCGACGCCGCCGTCCGTAAATGCCTCCACCCTCCATCCTCCATCCCCTCCTTTGACGGTCTCCCGACCAGTGACGTTCGCGCACAAATCATCGCGCAGTACACCGATGTCGGCATCAATAAGACGCCCTATATCTACGATGCTGTCACCTCCCTCATCCGTCCTGTCAATCCAGCCGATCTTGAGACCTTTGACGTCGCCTACCTCATCACCAACGGAGCGCGAGTCATGCAGCAAGCTTTTATCTGGAATGCCACCGTCGGCAGTATGCAGCCGGACTATAACAACAACACCTACAGTCCCTCCTACGATTTTGATAAGTTCGGTGCCGACGCGACCCTTTATCGCCAGGCTGCCAAGTCGGCCACGTATTGCCTCAACGCCACCTATTTCAATAACACCGGTATGGTCACCGGCGCGCAATTCAACCCGAACATCCTCTTCGCCGGCACTCTCGCTAGTTTCTTCAGCAAGCTCCCATTGCATTTTTACACTTTCATCAAGCAAGCCGAGCACCGCCGCCGCCGCGCTGGTGGCGTCATAGTTGACCGCCGACATCCCGACCTCGCGCTTCACGCCAACAACTTCGCCCTTTTTCCCACCTATGTTCAGGCTGAAATGCGCCGTGTGTTGGGCCTTAAGGACGATGAGTTCCCTATGATTGACCCCAACACTACCATCCAGGTCGCCAACTTCGGTCGTTCTTCCAACGTTCCTGCCGGTGATCATTCTATAGTCCCCACCCCTTCGCAGCTTATGAACCTCACCACCCGTTCATATACAGGCAAAGCAATGGACGGTGCCTTCATCGTCTCTCGCCAGAACACAGTTTCACCGGCTTGGTGCACAGCCGGCAACACCCACGGCGCCGGCACTGGTGACCATAACCTTTATCAGTGCTGGTCGTACGTCGTCGATAGCGCCGATGCTGAGCACTTCGTGCCGATGGCCCAGAATGAGGAAGCCGGTACCACTCCAACCACCATCGGCATCTTGCACGACACGCTCTGGTCTTCCGATCAGACCTGGGGTTGGGTCTATTTCCAAGGTCTGTCTCTTAATAGCCAAACTAACACCTCTACTCAGCTCATCATGCGTAAGATCTATGATGTCCTTGAGATCCAACCGGCTATGATCTCTCCTTGGTCAGGCATGACTCGTCCAGCACCGCAGCCTAATATGCGCGCCATGCTGGCCATTATGGACGGCTTTTACGGGCTTAAAGATTGTTTGCCTGCAGCTTACAATTTTTGGGGCGCTCTACTATCCGCTGTTGCCCCCTCGCTGCTTGAGGCTGGCAAACAAGGTGTTCAGTCCCTCGTCAAACATCTCACCAGGTCCGAAGACACTGGCCGCACAGAGCCCGCCGAGTCTGGCCAGCCTCGCCCAACAGCCGCCCGTCCACGACGCACCGCTCGTGCAGTCCGTCAAGTTGCCCCAGGTCGTCTTGTCGAGTACAAACCGCAGACCAATGTCCGCGCTCGCGCGCAGTCACTCGCTCCCGCCCTCGCCAACATGCGTCTTTCAACACCGCAGATCACCAAGCGGAACCACGTACGCGAGGGCCGCTCCAAACAGGCCGTCGTTCTCGCTAAGCCTAAGCAACATCGCGCCAAAGGTGGGAACTCTGTTCCAGTCGGCGGCCTTGTCTTCGAGCGCCGAAAGCATTGACGTCATCCACGTCGAGTGGTCAGATTTTTACCTAGATTCTTATTTAATCGTTTAATCCGGACATCCGCCGGTTCTTTATTGCGGTTTAGACTTAAAGTCACCAGCGCAGTCCTTTCTGCGTTAGGCCTTGGTCTTTAATACAACGTAAAAATTTAATTCGTTTGCGACATCTTCCAACAAAATTGGCTATCCGCAGCCGCTATAGGTGTTTCTCTTCGCATTCACCACGGAAATAAACAAATTCAAAAGCGAATTTGTCGCCGCTGCCCGCGTTGGGCCTTCTGGGAGAGTACATGTCCATCTTGGAACTCCCATGATACTTTATCGTCACTTATTTATTTTCTTCTTATTTCTTTCTCTCTGGTTTACGTGACGTGCCGAC